TTGCCTCGGTTGCTGGCAATCGGTGTGTTCTGCGGTGTGTCTTGGAAGCTGGTGTATTTGATCTCAAAGTGGCCTTCACCCAGATCTACCTTTTGAACTTTGATGTTCCAAGGACCGGCGCCAAATGTTCTGAGGTTGATGATGCCGGTGCTGTACTGGTAGTTGTTGGTGGAAACGCCGGTGATAGTTTTGTTGGAGGCGAGCTGGAAGCCGGTGCCTCTACCCTTGGCCTGAACGTAAATCAGGATCTGAAGCGTGCCACCAAACAGTTGACCTTTGGCGAGACTTTCCTGCGCGACGGAATAGAGCTTGGGAATCGTGAACAGCAGCTCTACATTGTTGACCGTTGGATCAGTGATCTGGCGCGTAACACTGCCGCTGCCGTACTTGCGGTTGACAACTTCGTTATTGCTGTTCAGGTCTTCGCTGTAGTTTTCGCCAATCTCTTGGTTGACTTCAACAATTTGTGAGGTGCCGTCGTTAAACCAGTACGTTGCACCTTGACGTGCCGCGCCAACGTAGGAAGCCGACGAAATATCCTCAGGCTTGAAGTTATAGGTGCCGTCGCTGTTTTGGATTGGTGTTTCGTTGAGGTATGTACCCTGCAGGCCGTTAATGACGCCACCAATCGGACCCTCACAGAGAAGATCCAGCACCTTGATTGTTGTGACAGAATTAAGTGCCATGTCAGTAGAGCGAATACCCGATGCTGTTGAGCCGGAGGTAGATCGGGTTGGAGCCGGTGGAGCCATTTGCCACGGTTTCCGCCGAGATCACTTCGACCTGAACGCTGACGATGCTTTCGGTTTCAATGTCACCCAACTCCAAACGGTGCATCCAGCCGAAGAATTGGCCTTCAAAAATCAGACCTTGGATGGTGGCAGAATCACCAGCGACGAGGAAACCGTCATCTAAAACATCGCCTCGATAGACCTTGATTTCATAGCTGATGTAGCCGTCAACGTAAGTTGTACCAGTGCCACCAGCCTGATCGTAGAGACCGTTTTCCAGTGACAGTGCAACGTTGAAATCTGAGTATTGCTCCACGCTGGCCATGTAGCCGCCGTAGACCTGCAGCGAAGCAAAGCGCCGTTGGGTTTGAATATCTGTGCGAATTAGTTTTGGATCATTGGTGACGCCATATGCGCCAACGGGGCTGAAATATTGCTGTGTGTTGAATTTCGTTTTATAGATGCGACGGGCGATAACACCAGACTTGTCGGAAAAGTCGTCTGTCAATATTTCGTTGCCCAAACGCATCGTGTCAGTGCTTGGTGCGCGAAGGCTGGTCAGCACCGGATCGGATTCATCGGCAATCTGAAATTTGGACTTGAGCAGGTGGCTGCCAATCAGCACTTTGCCGTAAGCCAGTGGCACCGTGGCGCCAACGCCGACAGAGTTTGCGGCGCCCGTGTAGGCGTAGGACTGTTGGCCATCAATGCCCGAGGTGACATTTTCTGGACCGTTGGTGCGGTTACGGCTGCCCATGCGGGAACCGGCGCCATAGTTCACAGCACCAAAACCGCCAAGTGTTGGAACCTGCGGCTGTGGTGATATGGCTTGTGCAACACCGCCAAGGATCAGACTGGCACCAATGCCGCCAAGAATTGGAGCAACGGCCAGTGGAGCTGCCAAACCGAACAAGCCAATTGTTGCACCACCAGTGACAAACGCCAAAGCGACCAAGCCAATACCGGCCAGAATCTGACCGGCGCTTTCACCACTACCGCTAACAACTGGAACAATTACAAGATCACGTTCACCAAACGGCAGCAAAAGATCCTCATAATCAAAATCAACTCCGCCCTGAAGAACTTGATAACCAATCCCGTTTTCTTCTGATTCCAGTAAATAATCCTTGAACTCCGGCATGTTGATGCACAGAAGTTTGATCGCGTCAGCGCCGTTTCGCAGGTTGTAGTAGGTGTGCTCAGCGCCGAAGCGTTCGCCCAACTCACCCATCAGGCAGACCCGCTGCATATCGGTAGACCGCAGCAATGCTCCTTACATAGTAGCTGGATAGCCACTCCACACCACTACGTCGGTCGCGCATGTGGTGCAAAATCCGCCATGGCTCCACGAAGATCGCCGCGTGCATCGGTTCGATGGTGCCCAGCTTCATGATCGCCACGTCGCCCGGCTTGCGCTGCTCAAATGCCACCCGCTTGAACCCCAGCGCTTCGGCTTCCCGCAAGTAAATGCTGGGCGTGGTCTCCAGATCATCCGGTCTGGCATAGTCCGCCAGCTCCACGCCCTGCAGCCTGAAGTAATCCCGCACCATCGTGTAGCAGTCACGCCCTTCGTCGTTCCACTCCAGATCGATCAGGGATTGATAGTCAGCCATTGATCCTCCGGCAGGCAGTAGATCAGCCACGGCACCCCGCTTTGCAGGCAGGCACGCTGGTCAAGTTCGCTGGCTGGACCGCCTTTGGGGTGGCTATGGACAACAGCAAGCACCTCACCATTCAATGAGGCACGGTAGTAGTCGCGGGGATGCATGACAAAATGCTGCTCCGGCTGCTCGCAAACATTGCGGCACGGCCAATACATCTGTCCCGTTGGCGTTTGAATCACCACGCCGCAGGCTTCGCAGGGCGCTGCCGACTTGGCGTGCCGTTCAGCCTCAGATCTGGATGCGGGAGCCAGGATAACCACCATGCGGATAGCTCGAAATACCTTGTGACTGAAAACGGATTTTGCAGCTATTAAAGCGCTTGCCGCAGACATCGTTGGCAGCGGTCGTCGGATTATCGTTCACGTCAAAGCAACTGGTGCCGTTGTAGGTACATTCGACGCCGCGATACACCCATGGACAGTAGTCCTGCACTTGCCGGCCAGGGAGCTGCAGGTTGGTCAGGTCTAGTTTGCTGACCAGTTCAAATTCGACAAGCTGGATATTTTCCTTTGATACACGGTCGATGTACCAGACCTGATCCTCGAACTTGGCGGTTGGGTCGGCAGTTGGGTTGACACCACCAGGGAAGTTGACGGCATCGAGGAATTTTTTGCAGGTGCGAATGCGGGTGACCTTGGCCTGCAGTGGGTTGTAGGTCAGCAGCAATGCCGAAATAGCGCCAGTGACGTTGGCAATCCGCATGGTGGGACGCGGCAACGTACCCTTTGAAGTCAGCTCGAAACCATCTACTTCGATTGGTGCGGCGCTGTAGGTGATGCCTTGGAACACCACGTTGCCAGTCAGGGCGTTGGTGCCAGCGTGGTAGTAAAAGGTGGTATCAATGCCGTTAACCGCCAACGTGAGCCGCAGTTGGAACAGCTCGATAATGGCTGACGGATCCAGCTTTTGGATCTCGGTTTGAATTGACGTTGGTGTCGTCATGCTTCAAATACCTGCTCAAATGTGGCAGTAATCGTATTGATGTCTGCAAGATCAAAACTGCGATTCCAAGATCTGCACACCCATTTGTATGCAGTCGCAGAATTAATCGGCGTCCAGTCAAAGCTTTCTGTGCCACCGCGAGCATCAAAAAACGCTTCAATCGCTGTTGCGTCGGTATTGCTCTTAGCACTCCACGTCAGATCCCACTTCTTGGGATTTTGGTTGATGCCAAATTGAACACGCTGCTCGTAGCCATCGCCAAACTTGACGGCATTGACAACAGGTTGTGATTGCTTTTGAACGCCAAAGTCAGGCGTGGTGCCACCGGTGCTGGTGCCAACAGTGGCGTCGTTGAAAGTAGCCATTACGCAAGCAAGCCTCCAGGACGACGTTGTTTGATTAATTCTGCCTGCACAGCAGCACCAATTACCTTGCCAAGCTGGTTGGCCTGACCGCCGTTACCTTCAACGCTAGAGCCACTGGCGTCTACGTTCACGACAACATTGCCAATCTCCGAGCCGCCTTTCATCGTCACTGGAATTGTGCGGCCATCAGGTAGCGGCACATAGGCTTCGGGACGGCTTCCTTCGCCGTAAATAGCCATCTGTGGACTAGTTGCAATGCCACCGGCTGCATAACGACGCAATTGAAGTGGACCCTGTTGAGTCATGATGCCACCAGAAGCAAAACCAAAGGCTTTTGCCAGTCCGCTACCGCCAGGAATCAAGGCTTTCAAGGTTTGAAAC